TGCTGGGTTAAGCTCAGCACAGATCACATCTGCCCCCAGGTCATCATCATGGGCGATAATCAACACGCTTGGTTTTCTGAATCCCCAGTCAATAGCGATACGCCCCGACATGGTCGGCTTATACTCCCAACCATCGATGACGTGAGTCTCTTCATTAAACTCTGAGTAGATGAGGCCGCTAGGTGGTCTAGGTTTATTCATAACCATAGCTTCACGCTCAGCCTCTGGTAATAGCTTGGTGGCCTCAAACCAGTCAGCGCTCAGGTTGGCCTCGTTGACATAGGAGGTGTACAGCATAGGAGCACACCCAGCGCTCTCAGCCATCTCCACCCACCAAGCGCCGCTGACAGGTAAGCCCACTAAGATCATGATGGGAGAAGGCCCAGCTCTGAGACGCCCTAGCGCTTTATGTGCTACCTCACTGGATAAGGTCTGGCACTCATCGATGAGGCACACGCCACTAGTCACATTCAGACCCTCAAGCGGGTTGTGTGTCGCGTCTCGCGTGCCTGGTCGATAGTAAGACCTACACCACACCGTTGAGCCTGTCTGAGTGTCTGCCCATTGGCGCAAGGTGTGGTTGTAGGTCCATCCCAAGGGAGACAACCACTTCTCCATCTCAGGGAGTAGGACACTGTTATAACGTGGATTCGTATCTGTGACAAGTAAGCTCGACCGACCAGCTCTCCACTTGCTCACAAACAATAAACTGAAGACTAGCGCTGAAGTCTTACCAGATCCCCATCCACATCGAGCCGAGATGATTCGTTCCTCTCTGCGTATAGCGCCGAGGATGTCTTGCTGTAGAGGGTTGAGCTCAATCGACAAAGATTAGACCCTCTGATGTGGCTGAGTATTTCGTATGACGCTCCTGGCCTAGCACATCAACTTGAATGACGTTGACAATCACGCCTTGATCCACGTCTAGACTGTCATAGTAACAGATTGTCCAATTGTCAGAGCGGTCCTCCTCACACACTTTATGATAGAGCCCCTCGACGCGATAATATACGCGCTCCCTGGATGGCTCCACAGACCATGAGCGTTTAAGCTTAACTCTCACCTTCATCATCACTCTCCCCTTCTGTGTGGGTTAACCCTCGAGCATAGGCTTGATTACTCTGCTCGACCATAGCCGCGAATATCTCGTCTGATTGTTGGTGAGGATTGTTGACGTTTACTTCTACCTCTCGCTTGGCTCCCCATCGTTGAGGGAAGCGACGTTCAAGAATCCACGCCCAGCCGCGCCAGTCTTCTTTAAGCTCTGATGCTCTCTTGATCTTATCGAGTATCACAGCCTCACTGAATGTGATGGCCGCATCTACCTCTTTAGTCCACTCTCCACCTTCGCCGCTCTTCTCGATCCAGTCATAGTATGTGCGTAATCCAATATTAGACTGAGCGCACGCGGCCTTGATAGTCATGCCTTCTCTGAGGTTGGCTAAGAGCTGTTCACGCTGCTGTTTACTCTTTTGTCTTTTGCCCATGTCTATACTTCCTGTTTGCTGCGCGCTGATAAGCTAAGCGCTCATCACGTTGCTCTGGTGTCTCAGCAGCTCGACGCCGTCTAGCATAATCACGTTGATATGCTAGACGCTTCTCTCTCTGCTCTGGCGTCTCAGCCTCGCGTCTCATCCTCGCTATGTGTGCGTTTATGCTCATGGGCTTTCCATTGTCTGTGCGCTTCTCTCAGTGTGCGCTCAACATTATCATAGAGATCTTGAGCTTGTCTGCATAGTGGGTCACTCTCAGCGATGATCAGGAGACGCTTGAGCTCCTCGAGGATCTGGATTGCGTCGCGTGTGCGCGTGCGCGTCTGTGGGTGCGGTCTGTGTGATTTACTCATTGCACATCATCCAATATATTCATGAGAAAAACATAACCTTGTAGCGTGTATAGGTTTTAACTTTTCTGAGAACTTTGTGTGCTTAACTCTTGTTAAGTAATCTTCTCTAAGTCTTAGATTTTTTGTAGTAGCTTTCCACAGCTTTGATTTTTCGCGATAAAAACCAAGCGCTGGATGAGCTGTTTTAGAGAAGTATCTAATCCCTGACGATATATGGTATGACGCTATAAGGTCAGACAGTTTTGATCCTGTAGACATTCCTTGGAAGTCAGGATGAACCACTAACCTATGCCCTCTATAAGCTTTGAATTGTGGGTGAGGAAGTGGGATGCAACTACCAAAACAACAGGGGATATCATCAATGACACCTAGCCAACACCTAGCGCCCTTACTGATCTCACCTGTTAAATAATGATGCTTGCTGAAGTGGGGCCACATTTGGGTTGAACAAGGGTAGACCTCCAATTCAATAGGGCGCCTTTCTAACCTCCCTTCTGTAAGCTTGCCTGTGTTGGTGTTGAATATCCAGTCAGGCTCTAACCACTCAGCGACATCAAGGTGGCAAGTAGCAAGCGTGATCTGTACATCATCAGTTTTATCAATGTACTTTCTTAAACCGATGCATATAGACCTAGCTAGGTCTCTGTGAACAGTAGACGTGAATTCATCAACCACTTGAGCACCATTGACCAAAGCGCTTGCTAAGTCAGCTCTATGCTTCTCCCCTTCGCTCAGCACATGATATGGTCTACACAAAGAAGGAATAGAGGCTAACCCTAACTTCATTAAAATAGTAGGGTCCACTTGAGAAGCTACAGCTTTTGATGGGCTCCATGTATGGCTTGATATCTCACCAAAGTGCTTAAGAAGTGAACTTTTTCCAGTGCCTGAGCCACCCACAATTAAACCAACTTTATAATTTGATGGGGGAATCATTGAAGGCACTACAAAAGAAGACTCTCCATTAAAGCGGTAATCACATGCTTGTGATAAAGCTTTGAGTGTCTCATCAAGCTCAACCTGAGCTCTTAAAGTCTCTCCACCTATAGTTAAGTTCTCAAATAAGTCGTTCATTATCTCTCTCTCTCATCCCCATCATGGGGTTTACATTATTTAACAGGAGCGCCCCAGCTCGGTGAGGGTGTTGTCACTCCATACTGATAGTGCTGTGGTTGCTGTGGCTTGTTGCGTACTTGCACACCATCCCGCTCATCACTGTCTAGGATGCGCCAGGTAAAACAGCGCACTTCCCAAAACTTCTTACCATCGGTCCCCTCATAGCTAGTCAGCTTGCCCTCAACATAACAGCGCCGACCCTTGCGACACTTGGCCACAGCGCGCTCACCTTGTGGACCCCAGATCTTCACCGTGTGCCACTCGGTCGAGGTCTGGAGCTGGCCTTGACTGTCTGTGTAACGCTCGTTAGTGGCCAAGGTAAACTTGCAAAACTTAGAGCCGCTCTGAGTGGTCAGGAGCTCGGCGTCTTTGCCGATGTTACCAATGAGCATAATCTTATTGATCATCATCATCTCTCTTCATGTGTCTGTTGATATGCATCTGGGCTTGTATGTTAGTCTTAGCGCCTAGGATGCCGCTGTGGTACTTGACGAAGAAGTCACCAAAGATGATCTGACGCGCCACCCAAGACCTCGACCTATCAAGCTCATCAGCCAGCGCTGTGAGCGTATCGAGCTCACTCTCTGTACATCGGAATGTGATAGAACACGGTTTCTGCATGTGACTCCTAAAAGATCACTCACCCCCCCACCCCACAGCAGGGGGATGAGATCACCTAACAACCAACACTTCCCCCTCGATTTTAAAAGCTCAGCTCGAACATTATGCGTTTAAAACTTAGCGAGGGGATCAGCAGAGACAGTAGAGCAGAGGTTTAAACCGATGTCAACACTTTTGTATACTTTGTTTACAATCCCCACGCACTGAGATCCACATTATCAATCCGCCGATCTCTCCCAACCATCTCACACGGCGTGAACATACCTAACACTCTAGACCTGAATGCAGGGTTGCCGTGGAACATGTCGAACATCTGCCGAGGGTAGACGTTAGTCGTCATGATCACAGCCAGCTCACCCGCTCGCCACTTGCGCTGAATCTCCTCTATGAGCTCGACAGTCTGCTTGATCCACCAACCCTGCTTGTGGGCGCTGCCACCGATACCACAGAACTCATCAAGCAGAAGAAGGTCAACATTATCAAGCCAAGTGTCAAGAGGGTTGCGCTTATGTCTATCACCCCATGAGCTTTGCACTTGATTCATGAGCTGAGTGTGTGAAGTGTATTTGACGCGCCAGCGCTTCTCACATGCTTCTCGAGCGATGGCATAAAGGATCGAGGTCTTGCCGTTGCCAGGAGGACCATAGACCAGCGCCGCCGGTGGGTTACCCTCATGCTCTCTATTGAGGTATTTGATCACATTCCCAATGACCTCGAGCTGACGTGGTGAGTCTGGCTCGTAGCTGTCAAGGTGCATCCCCTCAGCATCACAGGGGAGCTCGAGCTTATTTAGAGCCTTCATCCATCTCCTAGGCACTTCGCAACGGTGACACATTCTAGAGATGGGAGCTGATGAGGGTGATGGTCTGGTGATGATCCATCCAGCTTGACAACCTCCGCAGTGAGGGATGGTCTTGCATGTGAGAGTCGCCGCTCCCTTGATGAGCATGTTCTCTTCTTCGAGATTGCGCGCTGTGATGTGGCTGTGATCCTCAAAAGTGTGCTGATCGACTGGCTTATACTCTGTCTGACCTCTTCGCTTCGCGATGGCCTCGCGCATCTGTGCAGCTGCTTGGTGTAGCTCTGTGAGGTCGAGCTTTTGAAATCCATGTATCTCTTTTGTTCTTATCATCATCATCTCTTTCTGTATGACCGACTCATACGGTCCTGTGCTTCCATAATCTTAAGCTCTCTAGTTCTTCTCTCCTCTTGTATGCTCATCACTGGCTGCACTGGCTCAGATGGTCTTTTAAAATAATCTTTGATCCTGTGATTAGTCTGCTCAGAGTTTACATCATCAGGTATCTCAGGATCATCCTCTTCATTGCTAAATTGAAAAGCTGAGCCACCTTGACTAGACTTATCTGTAGATAGAGTTTTTAAAGAATTATTATTTAGAGTTATATAGAGTTTATTGTCTGACATGGTGTCAGGGTCATCATGACATGGTGTCAGGGTCTGGTCTGACATGGTGTCAGGGTCATCATGACATGGTGTCAGATCTGACATAGTGACATAGGGTGACATGGTGTCAGGACTTGTCATGGTGTCAGGGGGTGACATGGTGTCAGGATCTAGCTCAGCCGGTGGAGCTGTTGAGAGTTTGACAAGCTCTGAGGTGTTGAGGGTGATGAGCTTAGTGTTATCAGCTCTCTCACTCTGTGTTCTTGTGATCAGCTGCATAGCAACCAGCTCAGCCAACGCTCTTGAGATACTGCGTTGCGAGACACTGCCGCCAAGCATGTTGTATATATAAGAGACGCTCATGGCCTTGGACCATGTTGACCAGTCTAGTCTTCTTGCGAGCGCTACGAAGATCAGTTTAGACGTATTGCTGAGCTTTAGAGTCATGATCATGTCAATGATCTGGTGTTCCTTCATGATCTCACCTTTCAAAAGTTTTAATAAACCTGTTGACAACTTTTGTATCACCTGATAAGAATATTGTCAAGTGTTCTAGAAAACATTTATTGATAGGTATATGGAGGACACCATGAATGACACCAAGAGGCTCTTGATCAGAGGAATGAAGCTCACAGCGCTGGCTGATGCTGTGGGTATGCAGGTCTCGAATCTGTCTAAGATCATTAGTGGGCAGCGTAAAGCCAACATAGATTTAGCTCGTAAGCTCGCATCAGCTGCTGATGATCTGTGTGGGATGAGGATCTTTGACCCTAATGACTTCAACGCTGACCTATCACCTAACTATCAGAATGTGTGTGACGATGTGCTTATTAGAGTTCACGTTATACTATTCAACGCCACTAAGGTCATCACAGCTGGGGAGCTCCTCGAGGAGCACAGCCACAACCTCAGCTTGATGGTCGCACTTAACAACCTTGTCTATGATGGAGTCACCCAGACTTGGGGCGGCTATAATCTAGACTTACAACCTGAAGACCAGCCGGTGCGCTGGTAAGAGAGAGATCATGACCACAACAACCACACCCTACATTCCAAGGCTCGACATGCACCCAGACCAACAGATCAAGGCAGACCTCACAATCATGGCCTGCGCTATTGCCTTCATGATTGTGCTCAGCGTGTTCTTCAGTCTATGCGCCAAGGTTGACCCTCACAGAGATTGCGCGTTGCGTATCACTCAAGGACTCAGCCCCCATCAGGGTAAGCTCTTGACCCGAAGAACCCCCACCTATAACCACGCCGCTCAGTGGTGCTCAGCTCATCCTAATCATGATTCGATGATCGAGCGCGCTAAGACCTGGCCCACATTCCCCACACACTAAGAAGAGAGAGAGAGAGAGATAATGAACGCTATTAATATCTTTAACCCCACGCAGACCACACCAGACCTCATCAACAATGTGCAGAGCTTGGCTATGCTTCTGAGCAATGGAGATCAGCGCAAGGCTCATGACTACGTCCTGCTCTATTCTGCCTTTGGTCACCACTTCGGTTATGACATGGGCCGCACGATCACACAGGGCTATGTGCTTAAGGGTAAGCCCACGCTTAATGCTGACGCCATGGCAGGCATCTGTCGTCGATCTGGTCTCTGTCGTTTCATTCGTGTGCTTGAGTGGACTCATGAGACGTGCACCATTGAGATGGCGCGTACAGATGAGCCTCCTGAGATCACCCACATCTACACGTTTAATATGCAGATGGCTCAACAGCAAGGTCTTACTCGTCAGCAAAACTGGTCTCGTATGCCCATGCAGATGTTACGCGCTCGAGCATTGACTATGGGCCTCCGCGCTACGTTCCCTGACTGCGTGAGTGGCATCTACTCAGTTGATGAGATCGCAGACAACACCAGTATGAATGACCAGGAGCGCTCTATGATCATTGCTCAGAGCATGGGTGAAGACATCAACCTCTCTTCACGTCCACAGACTCAGCGCCCTCCTCAGCCCTCACGTCAGCCACAACCTCAGCGCGCTCCTCAGCCTACACCAGCGCCACAGCCAGAGATAAGCGTTGAAGACCAGAGTATTCAAGTTAAGCCCTTTGCTGATGATGTGCCACCGGTGACACACCGATCAAAGCCCACGCCGCTGAATGCTTTTGAGTCTGTTGATGATATGCTTAACAGCGCTGTTAAGTTCAACAAGCTTGATGTGAGTGAAGTAAACGCTGCGTGTCTGCGTCACAGCGCCAACGTCGACAGAATGAATGAAGATGAGCGCGCTGAGTTTTTCTATCGTTGGTTGCTGTCATCTACTCTGCGGAATAGTGACATCACAGATAAAGAGTGGTGGCGTAATACCAGTGGACATAAACGAACATTTAAGGCTCTACGCGAAGAGTTCCCTGCTCTCTCAGAGATCCGTGATGCAGACATTGGTAAGAGCCTAGGTCGTCGTGACTTTTGGGAAGCCGCCAAGGTTAGCGCTCACTTTGTCGATGGTAACCTTGAGCACGCGAGGGTCACGCTGAAACAGCTACTGTTAAGCCCTGAGACTGGCAAGACCTCAAGCGCGGCGAGCTATCTTGCTTCCCTGTGAGCTTGCTCAAGGATAGCCTCGACCCTCGCGAGGCTGGCCTTAATATCACTCAAGTCACGCTCGATATCGTTAAACCTTTGATCCCACCTAGACCCACGCGCTTCTAGAGAGCTCACCTGTTGTTTTAGGCGGCCCAGCTCCTCGGCTTGCGACGCTTTGTCCTGGGCGCTCTTAATGATGAGCCCTATGATTGCAACGATCACGCCAAGGTCTACAGTGGAGAGGTCCATGTCATTTCCTGATAATAATGATGGTAGCGGTGAGGATGGCGCTTAGTGAACTAACACCGATGGTCGCCCATTTCCATCTTAACCGCTCACTCTGTGTTTTAACAAGGTCATGGTCTAGCGCCTTGAGCTTTACTTGATAGCCTTTGATGAGCTCAGCATCTTCCAAGTCACGCTGTGCCACCAAGTCAGCCAGCGCTTCAGCTTGCATCCTGCACGCCTCTGCTGTCCTGTTGACTGCGATAGTACAGAGCGCCGGTTGATTCTGCACAGCGTCTTTGACTTGTAGATAATTCCTCAAGGTCAGCGTCATGCAGTACCCTGTAAGACTCCCACACTTTGAGCGCTCTGCTACAATGGGCTCAAGGTGTTCACCCATGTAGATAGTGTTTGCAGGTACTTGCTCAGGTAAAAGAGGAGTGAGCCACAGCACCAAGCTCAACAGACTAGTCATGACACACTACCTCAGTGAAGTCTTTTAGCGCCCGGTTTACGCGCTCTTGACTGATGGCCTCACAGTCTAGAGCACATTGTCCTGCTTTGACAGCCGCGCACTCAGTGAGCTTAAGCTGAAGGTCTACAAGCTGAGCTTGAACATGCTCAAGCTCAATGCGACACTCAGCCATCTGCAATTCATGAGCATCTTGAGCTTGTGATGCCCCTAGGTGAATGCCCCAGACATAGGCCGCCAACCATAGCCCCAAAGCGACAGCGCCACAGCCAAGATACTTTAGGGTCTCCCTCGGCATATTAAAATGTATCATTCAATCCTCCAGATCATTAAGCGACTCTGGCCGCCGTAGTCCTCATACGTTGTATCAGATACCTCAACACTTGAAGATGTGACTGATTTAAATTGAAAGCCAATCACTGCACTACCATCTGATTCAATATAAGCTGTGGCGTGCTCGTGCTTGTGCGGGTCACTCATAGCAACAGCGCCTTGTTCTCTTCCTACATAGCCAATGGGTGTCCGTGTACTACCGTCCCACGAGTACCAGCCATACTCAGCGCCCCACACGCCAGTGCTAGAAGTGGTTACGAACAGCTTACCATCCAGATAATATTTACCTGAAGGTAGTGTGACCCGATCATCAGCAACACTCAGTGTAGTGCTAAACTGATCTACAACCGTTGTGACTGTTGAAGTGATCTCATAATCTACATAAGCCCCGCCGCTGGGCGAAAGCTGGTTGTTTACGTTTCCTAAAACATAGACGCTCATCTTACCCGTCTTGATGCTTGGTGAATAGGTCATTTTTCTAATCTCCAGATCAAAACATGTGAGTATGTTGTGAATTCAATATCGCCGCCTCCTACTGTCGACCGCTGATAGGGCTCTACATAATCTCGATAATCAAAAGCATACTCTGATGTCTGAAAATAGTTTGTAACCTCAGCAGGTATACGCCCACGGAATCTAATGTCAGTTTGAGCGGATGCCGTCGAAAATGCCGCGCTTCTGTTTTGAGCGTCGTTGCTACGGCTTAAAGCCATTTTTACGAGTGAACTAGCGTCTAACTCAGTTCGCCCGCTGCTTTCGGTTGTCTGCATATCGTTAGGTATATCAAAAGCTACGGTGCTGACAGTTGTAGACGTAACGGCTGTTGCTTGTATATATCCTATTGAGGGTTTAGGCCGCTTGTATGTCATTTTACCTCCTTCCAGATCAGCAGATACCCGCCCTCATCAGTGGGTGTACCTGACGACGAAAAGTCTGATAGTATTAATCTAATATCTGTAGAAGTCAGCTCATCAATGACAGCTATGGCACTATCACGCTCACCTACTGAATCTCCTACTACTTGTATCTGCCCTTCAAGGCCAACAGCTGAATAAGACCCAGACTCTGATTTTTGCCAAGTAAATTTAATTACATCGCTAGTTGTGGCCACGTCGACATGAGGGAATGCTTGGCACATATAGCGCCCCGCTGGCAATGTGATGACGCCAGAGTTGACAGTCAATGATAGGTTACCAGTAGCACTCGACACAGAAAAAACCTCGTCTGTAGCATAGCTCGAAATCGACAGTGTCGCAATATATAGAGAATATGTGACTTTGTCCTCTTGAGTGTAGTTATAGCTCACAGCTACTCCTTAGATGATATACCAATTTGACCCATCAGAAATCAGCGTGATGCTTTCAAATTGATTTGTAGTCGTGTAGGTGCTCGTCGCTGATGAGTCGATGTACCCGCTAGCTGGGGTGATCGTCAGATTATAGGAGGCGCTGAGGTTTTTGATTTGATACTTATAGCCTGTCCCTGCTGTGGATGCGGCTGGGATGTTCACAACAGTGTTCTGAGCCGGTGTGATCAGATAGACCTCCTCAATACCATTGGAGCTCAGAACGCCGCTTGATGGGTACGGTGTGGAGTTAACACTACCTGTGTTAGTCACACCTGGCACACTGCCGCCGCCTGACTGAGCGACCCACGAGAGCACACCAGCGCTCGAGCTCTGGAGCACCTTATCACTTGCAGGTAGACCAGTAGGAAGCGTGAGGGTGTAGTCTCCGCCTGATGCATAATCTGAGTGAAGTGGGCTCTTGATAATAACGCCGTGAGTGTTTTGCTCACAGTTGAATCTCAGCGCCCCAGGGTTGTTGCCTCCTGTCGTGTTACCGATCAGCTCTGTGTAGCCTGTGCCGTGTGGCTTTAGTCCTAAGTTAGCGTTGCCGCTAGTGGTCGAGATGTCTTGGCCATTCACGTCTAGGTCACCGCCTAGCTGTGGCGTGGTGTCCTGCACTACATCGCTGAGTACGTCAGTACCAATCACAAGACCAAGCGTCGTGCGCTGAGCTGCTGCGTCTGCGTCATCCAGTAGCGCTCGACCGGCTGAAGTCAGGTCTGTGACTGCATAGGTGTCACTGCCGGTGGTATACAGCATTTTGTCCGCTGCTGTGGTTAGGCCACTGATAGAGTCTAGGCCAGCATCATGAGCTTGGACATCTGATCCAATAGCGAGACCTAAGTTAGTCCTCGCTGTACCTGCATTATTCAAGTCACTTAAGTTGTTAGCTATGGCCAGCTTGGTGCTGTCTGTCGCTGTGATGCCTGTGAGCTGTGAACCGTCTACAGCTGGGAGCCTTGAAGATCCATCAAG